CAATCTCTGAAAGCGTATCTCCGGTTCTAATCGTGTAATACTGCTTTGAAGAGGTTCCAGATCCAGAACCGAGCTTTTTATTTACTTCAGCCCGAACGGCATTATAATCATATCCCGCAGCCTGAAGTTTTTTCTTTCTATCGTTCCCGTTGCCCCATTTTCCGGCAATAACTTCATCTGCAATAACTGATACGCTTTTCTTGCTGTTTCCGTTTACAATCTTCTGCACTTCATCGTATCTGGATCCAAGTACAATCTTTCTGGTTTCCCCGTTACCGTACTTTCCGGATTTGACTTCCGATGCCAAAGTAGATGCAGATGCCGTACTGATATGGTTGATCATATCCTGCACTTCATCGTATCTGGATCCAAGTGCCGTTTTGCGGGAATCTCCATTCCCGTATTTTCCCTGCATAGTACCAACAACGAGATCAAGCGTAGATCCCGTCGGACTTGCAGGCTGAGATGGAGCAGCGGATCCGCCCGCATCCTCATGTGCGCTTTCAGGATTGCAGTATTTCATCCATGTATTCTTATCTCCATAAAACTTATTAAGATCCAGATTTCCGTTATATCCGCTCAAACGTCCTGCTGAACTGTACTGGCGAATAGCGCAGGAATACGCTCCTTCATTCCATGGTGTAGCCTGATAGCCCGTCTGATCCATATTTGCATATTGTGCAATCCATAATCCGCAATTATTTCTCTGAGCTATGGGTTTTACGGCAGACATTCTGCTCTGTTGCACGTAGATCATTGGCGGAATACCCGTTCTCTCAATAATACGTTTTACCATCTGTTCCAAATATGCCTCGTTCCCCCACTGAGAGTTCTGGTTTGCCTCCCAATCAAGACACAACATGTATTTACCAATCCAGTTTGAAATATTTTTTAAATAAAAATCGGCTTCTGCGACAGCTCCAACTCCAGAAATATAATGATAAGTTCCTACGAGTTTTCCGGAAGCAGCAGCCTGTTCTACTTGTCTCGAGCAGTCTGGTGACACATACGTTGTTCCCTGTGTTGCTTTGCAGATGACAAAATCTGCTTGTACCGCAGCAAGGTTAATTCCATTCTGCCAATTGCTAACATCAATTCCATTCAAATATGCCATAAAAATTCTCCTTTCTATTTAGCCATGCCTGAGCATGGACATGTACCATTTCTGAAAAATACAAACTTATATGTATTTTGTTATTACTCAGGATTACGCAAAGAGTCCGGCATCTTGCCGGACTCTTATATTTATCATTCAATTTCTACCTTCTGAGATCCGTTTACTTTTCCATCGTCCAGAAGATCTTTAATTCCATCAAACCATTTCTGCACTAAGTTCCTTAGTACACTCTCCGGCACAAGCATCTGCAGCCATTTCGGAAGGAGCCCTCTCGCCTGCTGAATAACCCAATCAAATTTTTGTTTTCCGGCTCCAGATTCATTATACATGTGTTCAGCTCTTAAGATGAGCTGATAAACATCTTCTCTGATTCCATTAAGGCCTTTCTGCTTGATGTATTGAATAACAACTACGATTGTCACTATTAACAGAATTGCAATGACGACAATCAAGATCGGTAATGGGATCTGCTTGAAAAATTCTAATAATTCCATAAATGCTCCTCCTTATAAAAAAGTGCCTTCATCCGTACACTTTTGATACACGTTTTTTATGTTTCTAATTGCGAATACCACTTTGTTGTTCGGGAATTTAGGATGATCTCTGCAATAATCTTCGTACTTGTCAATATCCTCGATTATCTGGTCGAAATGCTCCTTGCTGTGTTTTTCTCCGTGACGGATTTCGTCATCAAAGCGAAGGATTCTATATCTCCATGTGTAGGCCATGCCCTGATCGGATGAACATTGCAATTTGTCCATCTTTTTATCAAGATTACTGATCAGCTCATTTAGATTTTCCCGTATGTCGATACTCTGCTGATGCCATACCGGATACTGCTTTGCCTGATCGATAAGCTTCTGGATCTGGTCGTTTTTTCCCTTTTCATCGAGTGCCTTTTTTGATATATAAGTTGTGACTTTTTTGTATACCTTCACTAGAAAAACAATCGCCGAAATGACAATTACTGTCTGTCCAATACTGAAATTCCAGAAAGACTGTATAAAATGTTCTATCATTATTCTTTCTCCTGTCAGGTTTTGCATGTTCCGGTCGATCTTTTCTTCGGTTCTGCTCTTATTGGATTCA